TGGCCATATCCTTTTTGGCCTGCTTACGAAATTGTTTAAGCTCAGACAGAATACTGGGCAAAAGACTTGGGACACCTTGGGCGAACGTATGATTACCAAACCTTTCATAGGTCACCCCAGGAAGATTGTCATACTTAGGATCCATCACGAGTGAAGAATAACACAGGTTATGGGCCATCATGATGGATGGGTATAACCCCTCGAAATCTAGGGCTGTGATTGGTGTATAATAGGCACCCGCTTGTGCATCGAGCACCGTCGCCCCTTCATAGCCCGTAGTATCCGTATATCCATAGTCGAAAGTAGGCACTTTGTATCCCATCTCCCGCGCTTTTTTCGTGAGCTGACTGAACACCTTAATCTGTTGACCGCGCTCTACAAGATAATTCAGTGGGACCCACGTGGCCTTTGCCATCTCTAAGAGGTTCATGAGCGTACTCAATTTTGTCAAGAGTCTGTGGGGCAAGAGGGTATCTTTGATACAGTACTCAGCCACCTGTCGAAGTTTCACTGGGTCTCCTTCGATGAATCGAGCGAACATTTCTTTGGGGGACATGTCGATTTTTTGGTCACCGAGATAGAGTTTTGAAACATTATCAAGTTTATAAGAGTCAAGTTTATACTCCCTTTTGACTTCATGGAACATATCAAAAATAAAACGACCAGGGGTGGGGATAATTTTTAGTTGATTATCACCGAGAGCGTTCGATGATAACTTTTTACGCAACAGGTTGCATGTATGTCCCTTGATTTTACTCATATCGAAAAATTCTAGGGGGCACTTATTCAATAACGCACGTTCCATCATATATTCTAAATCAAACCCAAAGATGTTCCACCCCGTGATAATATCTACATCATTTGCATGTAAATACTCAGTGTATGCCATGAGCATCTCACGCTCAGTATCAAAACTTTTGATGGTGCATCCATCGAGGTTGGTATCAGTTTTCTTGAAACATAGACAGGTTTTATCATAGGGTTCATCGGTTCCGAAATGTACAAGGGAAATAGCAATCTGAAAACACGCATCCCCAGGAACAACAGGGTCGGGGAACTTCCCAGTGGAGCTGTAACACTCGATATCCACAGAGGCAACCACGAACGGTGCGATATCAGTAGTCTCCATAGGTTTTAGGTCCTTCCACTCTTTACAGTATAATTCAATATCCGTGGTGGTATGAAAGGTGCGAGAACATTCAGCGCCCGATGTATCTACCCACCCAGTGGACTGGATACCTGTGCGATGCATGAGACGGAGGACTGGGTCAACATTCGATTCGTATATTTTTAATTTTTTATCCAGGCCCCGGATTGGCTTACGAAGCCTGTAACCCAATCGTCGCCGCATAGTGAGATTGTAGCAGAATATCTGAAGAAACAAACATTCTTCACCGTTTTGAAAACCCCAAACATCTTTGGCTTTGACAACATCGCACCTAACAATAACATCTGGACAAGCATTTTCGATACAGGTGACCATAGCATCTTTGAGGGTACCTCTTGGTATCTTGACGAAAAAATAAGGTGTGAATGAGGTCATCACACATACGGATTTACCGGTGAGGGTCTTCCCGAAAATTCTGATAATATGTTCCTCATCTTCGTCACAAGAATCCCAGGTGAGTACTTGAAACTGTACCATCTTCACTTACTTCGTCATAGCGGCCAATTTTTAATATCTTTTATTAGTAAATGTCTGCAGCGTTGATTGATCTCGTTGCCAAGGGTGCCCAGGATGCCTACATCACGGGTGACCCCCAAGTTTCTTTCTTCCGTCAAAACTATAAGCGTCACACGAACTTTGCCATTAAGCCCGAACGTATGGACTATATCGGTACTTTCGGTGCCGGCAATGAAGTCATGATTCCCGTCCGCTCCAAGGGTGACCTTCTCAGCTATATGTGGATCGAGGCCCCCAACATTTCAAACGTTCTCGAGAACACGAACGGTCTCTTCTCTTCGGGGCAGACTGATACCACTGAGTTTAGCCTGTGCATCGGTGGTCAGGAGGTGTGTAAGCTCGACGCCTTTTTCATTCAAGGTGTTCATAACATCCTTTATAAAGATAACTCTGCGAAGACGACGTGCACCGTTACGACCGGAGAGATTAGTGACAACGCCAAGGCGAGTGCGGTGGAGGGGGCCGGTTCAAACTATTATATGATCCCCTTCTTCTTCAGCGAAGATTGGACAAAGTCTTTACCCCTCGTCGGTCTCCAGTACCACGCCGTCGAGATTCGAATCAAGTGCCGCGCGGGCTTCACACCCGACGCGACCCCCAAGGTGTACGGGACCTACGTGTACCTCGACACAGAGGAACGCAGCCACTTCGTCGAGACTGAACACGAACTTCTCATCACACAGGTCCAATATCAACCCATGAATAACACTGACGTGGACATCGACCTCACGTACTTTAACCACCCCGTCAAAGCTATCCACCTCGTGTCTTCCGCTGTCAACGGTACCTCGTGGGCCGACCTGTACACGTTCGACACCGCCACCATGTACATCAACGGTAACCCCCTCTTCGAGGACATGTCCAGTACTTTCCACCATAACGTGGTTCCCGAGATGCACGCATCCAATCTGCCCGCGTCGACGCTCGATTCTGCCCCCCTGTACACGTGGCCCCTGTGCTTGAACATGAACAAGTCGCAACCCTCCGGTACCCTCAACTTTTCGCGTATCGATAACGCCAAGCTGTCCCTCAAGTCCCCCAGTGGTGGTGGGGGTTCTAACATCACTAGGGTCTACGCAGTCAACTATAACATTCTGAGAGTCAAGAATGGTATGGCTGGTGTTGCATTTGGAAATTAATATTAGTCTATTGTAAATGTTTACACAGTTCAAGGAACATAAAAAGTACTGCACTTATTTTCAGGTCGTGTCTATCATCGCCGTCATCGCGTTCGTCGGGACCCTCGGGACCGCTGTGTATCAAAAACGGTTCGCGGTTCAGAACGTCCCTCTACTGGTCGCCCTTTTGCTCAACTATTTTCAGGCGAGGCTTCTGTACACCATGTGTGCCACTGGAGTCTAACACCCCGAAGAACCAAAACCCTTGGTACCCCTTTGAGTATCCTTGATTTCTTGCACCTCCTCGATGAGGGGTGTCTCACACTTTTCTAAAATAAGTTGGGCGATTCTATCCCCCTGTTTAATATCGAACTTTTCAGTCCCGTGATTAAACAGAATAACTTTGAGTTCCCCCGTATAATCAGGGTCGATGACCCCTGCACCAGTCTGGATACCATGCTTCACAGCGAGACCTGAACGAGGGGCGATGCGTCCGTAGACTCCCATGGGGATAGTCGCGGCGATACCAGTACTCACAATACCCCTATCATGGGCACCAATGCTCATCGTCTCCGTACTGTATAGGTCATACCCAACCGAACCAGGTGAAGCGCGGGTAGGGACGATAGCATCGGGTGATAACTTCTTAATGAGGAGTTTCATTTATATATTTATAATCCTATTCTCTAATATCGTTATCAGTAGCAGTATTCGAGGGTGGTGGGTCGTTCTTCCGAAAAGACGCTAGTTTCAATGCCATGATACGAGATCTTTCACTACCCGACGCGGTGGCAGTTTTCTCTTTTTTAACCTCTGTAAAACATTCACCTTCTTCATCTACATTTTCTACTACACCGAGTTCCGTGGGTCGCTTCAATTGCCCTCTACCATACTGTCGCTCCAAATTCTTCACTTTCTTCTCTTCAGCTTTACCTGGGTTAGCCGCAGCCTTGTTTGCTTGCTTAATTTTTTTCTTTTCAGCATCGGTCTTGCGAACTGGTGTTTGTTTGAGAACAACCTTCTTGGGTGCCATCTTGTTATATATAATAAGTATTCTTTAACCGATTATAATATCACTGATTTTCATATCTCTCGAAGCGGGCGAATTTAAAAGATGGGCGCGCCCTCTATAAATAACAGGGGCGGTGTATTTGTCACGGATTATATATTTTGTGTTACGGTCAAGTAGTATTTCAACCTCCCCTCCAAAATGTGACAATCCAATAAGAGGGATACATCTAGTCCCGGGGAGAATAGTGATAACCTTGAAACAACAAGAACTTGAACTATTAGTGAACGTATTGATAGCAACTGAATAATCTAAAGTGGTAGATACGAAGCCCTTATTATAGTACACTTCATTACTTGTATATTTAGATGTAAAATCATCCGCCGCGAAAAAACAATCCTTCACACCCCGAAAAACAACCATGGGTTTAGTTGTAGGAGGGGATTTCTTTATAACACGGCTTATAGTATCGCTTAACATTTTTATTAATGTATCAACAACTTTATGTTTTAATTGTTTTGGTGGTAGTCTTAGAAATTTCCTGTACAAAGTGGCAATTCCCCGACCCGATGTATCTTTTTTTGCTTTTTTTATTTCACCCAAAGTCATACCGAAGAACTTCACATCGAAATCAACACTCTTATTCGTCGTTATATATTCGAGGAATTCATAAAAAAATGGTTTCACGTTAAATCGGTCATAATTAAAAATCATACCACGTTCTTTAATATTGATATATACATCACCATTTTTAGTATAGGAATACAGAGCGAAACGCTCCCTATTTGATAACTTTGAAATATACTCCTGCATTTTAATGAACCATGTTATATCAATTATATCAGGGTTTGTATCTCGTTTTAAAACGTGTTTGTAAAAGTTCGATGAAATGTTATCATACCCGAAACTAAGTTTTTTCACTTCACGTCGTTCAATATTTCTAGGTGTCTGAAAAAGTTTATATAATTCGTCGTCATCCACATCGTCTTCGTCTTCGTAATAGTTGAAATGATAAAGTGAAATATTAATAGGTTTTTCGATAAACGCGTAGGGTGGTAATTTTTTACGATCCGTGTACTTCATGACATTTCTGGTTTTGTATTCACTTTTTTTCAATACATTTTTAATTTTTTTAGTAAAAACTTGTTTTAATTGAGAAGATAACTTAAGCCGGGGTAGAAGTACCTTTTTCTCTACGATTGGTTCGAGTAATTTTTTTTTCATAGTTTTAAAATTATCTATCTTCCCCTTTTGGTTGTCAAATACAGTGGGGTCCTTCTTGAGCGCGAGTTTATACGATTGACCCCCTATCTTCACACATCGCCTCGTGTGTTTATTGAATACCTCGTCGGGAGCACACACGGGTAGGGGTTTTGGGGGCTTCAGTTTTATAGCTGTTTTGGGAGGCTTCATACTTTTTGAAACTTTCCACGCGGTTATTTTATTTAACTGGTCATTAAAGACGCTCGGGTCCTTCTTTAACGCAACCTTGAACCCCTGACCCCCTATAGTCAAACAGCGTTTCGTGAGCTTGCTGTACGCTTGGTCAGGTCTGTCGCACGTAGTCTTTTTGTTTTTCATAACCTTTTGAATTTTCTTGCTATAGTGAGAAAACGCCGCTGGATTCTTATTCACACTATTCTTGTATTTTTCACCACCAATTTCAATACAACCTTTAGATTTCTTGTGGTACACCTCCGTGGGCCCACACTTCGGGATGGGCATTTATGTTAACGGAGAAATTTTTACGTTATCATATATTAAAGTCGTTTATTTTATTATCGAGTGATTAAAATGTCCCTAAAAAGTAGAATGCCTCTCACTGATGCTCATATTACCAGGAAGGTTAATGCGTTGCGTAAAACACAAGGTAAGATTTACGCCCCGCTCAAATATTTCAGGGGACTCACAACTCTAAAGGGGGTCGAGACCCGCTACAAGAAGATGCTCAAGCGAGACTACGAGGGGTTCAAGACAGACGAAGGACAGAAGACAAAAACCTCCTCCTACACACAGAAATTTAGGAAAATGTATCCGGGAGCCAAATCCCTCCCTGAAATTGCTAAGGCTACTACGATTCCCATGAGGACCGTGAAGACCGTATACAATAGGGGGCTCGCCGCGTGGAGAACCGGGCATCGTCCTGGTGCTTCTCCACAGGC